ATCGTGAAGGATGGCGCGGGCACCACGCTTTATAACTACTTCACCGAATTCGGACTCGACCAGATCTCGGTCGACTTCGTCTTCGGCACCGCAGGCACCAATATCCAGGGCAAGGTCCGCACGACCTTGCGCGCGATCGAAGACAACCTCCTCGGCGAGACCATGACCACGGCCCATGCGCTGGTCAGCTCGGAGTTCTTCGACAAGCTGATCAGCCATCCCAAGACCGAGGACGCCTACAAGTTCTTCTCGGCCACCGGCGGCCAGCCGCTGCGCGAGGACATGCGCCGGGCTTTCCCCTTCGCGGGGATCCTGTTCGAGGAATACAACGGCTCGGTCACGCTCTCGAACGGCACCTCTGAGCGGCTGATCCCCACAGGCGAAGGCATCGCCTTCCCGCTGGGCACGTTTGACACCTTCACCACCTATGGCGGCCCGGCAAACCTGCTGGAAACCGCCAACACCATCGGCCTGCCGCTCTACGCCCGCCAGATGATGGATGCCAAGGGCCGCTGGATTGATCTCATGACCGAGGCCTCGATCCTGCCGGTGAACAAGCGGCCGCGTCTGGCCATCCGGCTGCACAGCTCGAACTGAGGCCGGTTGGCATGACGGCCTTTGCCGCAGCGTTGGATCTGCTTTTTGCAGATCCAAACCTCTCGACCCCGGCGCTGTACGTCCCCATGGGCGCGGGGCCCGGGGTCGGGATCCGCGTGATGCGGCGCAGTCCTGACCGCATGGTGGATTTTGGCGCAGCGCGTCTGGTCAGCGACAGCGTGGTGCTTGATGCACGCGTTTCCGACTGCCCGGAACTGGCTGCAGGCGATCGCTTCGAGATCGCGGGCGAAATCTTCGTGGTCCAAGGCACGCCACGGCGGGATCGCGAGCGGCTCGTCTGGACTGTGGAGCTCTTGCCCTGGTGGCCGGACCCACATGCAGACATCACTGGTTGAGAGGAGGCGCGCACATGATCCGCATGGATATCATCGGCGATCTCGGGGCCATGATGGCGGCCGAAATCAAGGCGGGCGAACGTGCTGTCAGCAAGGCAGTCAGCGAGGCCGGGACCAGCGTCAAGATCGCTTGGCGGGGCCAGATCACCGGCGCGGGCCTCGGAGCGCGGCTGGCGCGCACCATCCGCTCCGAGCAGTTTCCGAAGGGCAAGGACAGCCTGAGCGCCGCAGCGCTGGTCTGGTCCAATGCGCCCGTGATCATCGGCGCGCATGAAGACGGACCGCTGATCAGGTCACGCAATGGTTTCTGGCTCGCTATACCCACAGCTGCCGCAGGCAAATCCGCGCGCGGCGGGCGCATCACACCGGGCGAATGGGAGCGCCGCCGAGGCATTCGGCTGCGCTTCGTCTATCGCCCCCGCGGCCCGAGCCTTCTGGTGGCAGAAGGACGGCTGAACAGCAGAGGCCTTGCCGTGGGCTCGAGGTCCAAGACGGGGCGCGGGGCGACCACTGTGCCGATCTTCCTGCTGGTGCCACAAGTCAAGCTGCGCAAGCGGCTTGATCTGGCGCGCGATGCCAAGGCCGCGCAGGAGCGCATTCCAGGCGCGATCGTGGCGCATTGGGTGACAGATCGAGCCTGATTGCAGTTCGATCAATAACCTGCTTCTCGCTGATGACGGACGGCCAAGATGACTGCCTTTTCGCCATCAAACCGGTATAGGGTAATGTAGCCACTACCTCCGAAGGGTATGATCCATTCCCGAAACTCTGGCGCCATGTTTTCGGCAGGGCGCCCGGCACCGGGTTGCTCCACCAATATATTGACGTGAGTTCTTATGGCCTTGATGGCTTCTCTGGCGGCAGAGGCGTTCTTTTCGACAAGAAAGCGGTGTAAACGATCGACGTCTCGCAGCGCGGCTGGCGACCAGATCAGTTGTGGCATTCAGGCGGCTCGCAAGTTTCGCCATCCTCCAGGCGCGCCAGCCAGGCATCCGCCTCGCTATGCGTCACGTGCAATCCGGTCAGTTCATATTCTTGCCATGCCTCTCGTGCAGCTTGACGAAAGGTTTCACGCTTTTCTTCGCGATCTAGAAACTCGGCGACTGCCTCGCGCAAAATCCAGTGCGGTGTGCGATCGCGGGCCTCGGCAAGCTTCTGAATCCGGTTGCGCGTGGCTTCGTCCAGTTTGACGGCAACAGGTCTGACGGCATTCATGTTCAAATCCCTTGCGTAGGTATCGTCAAGTAATACCGAAGTAGCACAATGTCGCCGTGACGTCTAGTTCGCACAGGTAACCCGACCATGCCCACTCCCCGCGAAACCATCCTGACCGCCTTGGCGGACCTGTTGCGAACGGTGCCGCATGTGCCGGTGCTGCGCGGTGAGGTTTTGCCAGAGCGGATCCCGCCCTCGGGCCTGATGATCCTGCGCGACGGCAACCCGGGCGAGCCTGGCGTGACGCTTTCGCCGCTCATATATCACTACCAGCACCGCGCTGAATTGGAGGTGATCGTGCAGACCGGCGAGGACCGCGATGCGCGCTTTGACCGTCTGATCGGGCGCATTGGTGCGGCCCTAGCCGCCGATCGGACCCTGCGCGGGCGCTGCGACTGGGTCGAGGCCGAGGCACCAGAACCGGTCGATCTAGCCATAGAGGGCGCCGCTGCGATCAAGGCGGCCGTCATACCCATCATCTTGCATTACGCCACCAGCGACACGCTGGCCTGACCACCTGACATTTACGGAGAGAGACAATGGCACGAGCCCAAGGGGCGCGGGCGCAGATGGCGCTGGCGTTCGAGACCACCTATGGCACGCCGCCCGCGAGCGGCTTCACGCGGATGCCTTTTGCCAGCACGACGCTGGGGGCCGAGCAGCCGCTCCTGGCCTCGGAGCTTCTGGGCTACGGGCGCGACCCCCTGGCGCCGATCAAGGACGCGGTCACCGCGGACGGGGATGTGGTGATCCCGATCGATGCGGCCTCGATCGGCTTCTGGCTCAAAGCCGCATTCGGCGCGCCCACGACCAGCGGAACGACGACGAAGACCCACACCTTCCAGTCGGGCAACTGGACCCTGCCGTCCTTAGCCATCGAGACCGGCATGCCCGAGGTGCCGCGCTATGCGATGTATGCCGGCTGCAAGCTCGACAGTCTCAGCTGGCAGATGGGGCGCTCAGGGCTTCTGACGGCGACAGCGCGCATCATCGCGCAGGGCGAAACGACGGCGACAGCCTCAGCTGCCGGCACGCTGGCCGATCTGGCGCTGACGAGGTTCGGCCATTTCAACGGGTCGATCAAGCGCAACGGCCAGGCCATCGGCAATGTCGTCACCGCCGACATCACCTATGCCAACAACCTCGACCGGGTGGAGACCATTCGTGCCGACGGCAAGATCGAGGGGGCTGACCCGTCGATTGCTGCGCTCACCGGCAATATCGTCGTGCGCTTTGCCGATCAGACGCTGGTGAGCCAGGCAATCAATGGCGAGGCCTGCACGCTGGAGTTCGAATACGCCGTCGCAGGTGGTGTTGGCCTCAAGCTCACCGCCCATGCGGTCTATCTGCCCCGCCCTCGGGTCGAGATTGCGGGGCCGCAAGGCGTTCAGGCGACCTTCGACTGGCAGGCGGCGCTCGCGGCTGATCCAGGCCGAATGTGCACTGTGGTGCTGACCAACACGGTTGCGGGGTATTGATCATGCTGCGTCTGAACCTGAAGACAGGGCCCGAATGGCTCGACCTTGGCCATGGCGTGCGCCTGCAGGTGGCACCGCTCACCACCGCGATCATGATGGCCGCGCGCAAGGACGCGCAGGGACAGATCGCTCTGCCCGAGGGTGCCGATCCTGAGCTGGCAGACATCGACACCGACAGCATTGGCCTTGCCATGGCCAAGGCTGTGGCGCGCATCGTGGTCACGGGCTGGGAGGGTGTCGGCGATGCGGAGGGCAATCCGGTGCCTGTGTCGTCCGAAGGCATCGACGCGCTGCTCGACATCTGGCCGATCTTCGAGGCCTTCCAGACCAGATACGTCGCCCGTGCCATGATCCTGGATGCGGAAAAAAACGCCTTACCGCCCTTGCCGAATGGGAGTTCGGTGGGGGCGGTGAGTACTGCAAAGCCTGCACGGGCACGTGCCCGGACTGCCCGGCGCGGTTGAACGCGCCCCGGACGCTGGAAGGCTGGCAGGTCTGGGATCTGGTCCAGCGTCTTGGCGGCCAGATGCGCGTGGCAGGCAACGCGGTCATCGGCTGGGACATCGGCGCCGCACTCCAACTGGGCGCAGCGCTGGGCATCAACCCTATGGCTATCGCTGAACTGCTGCCCCCGATCGAAGCCGTGATGGTGCGCAAGATCAATGAAGAGATGCGCTCAGGCAGCGCGGAGCGGCTGAATACCTGAGACGTCGACCGTTTCGCGGGCGCGGGCCAGATCCCAGGCCCGCTGCAGATTCATCCAGTATTCCGGTGTCGTTTGGAAGAATGTCGCAAGGCGCATCGCAGTGTCGGCTGTGAGCGCTGTCTCACCCTTGACCAGACGTTCGATCCGCGTGCGGGGAACCCGAAGCTGTTTGGCCAGCGTCGGTGCCTTCATACCCAAAGGCTCGAGATAGAGTTCGTAGAGCACTTCGCCGGGATGGGACGGATGCATCAGCAGGCTCATGGCGGCTCCTTTCAGTGGTAGTCCACGATTTCAACGTCAGCTGGCCCCTGATCGGTCCAGACAAAGCAGATGCACCATTGACCGTTGATGCGGACCGAATGCTGGCCCGCCCGGTCACCGCTGAGCGCCTCAAGATGGTTGCCCGGCGGAAAGCGCAGATCCTCAAGAACATGCGCCGCATCCAGCGCCGA